TAAATACAAGCTGAAATTCTTGCTGTACGACTGTACTGCTTCCTTCTGCCGGCATATAGTCCGGATTATCATCAATAAGGGCTACATACATGATTTCTCCGTCATCAGGATCAGTTGCAAACAAACCCATTTCCGTAATTTTGAAGCCAGTTTTTAAGCCGCTATTGCTAATCGTCAGGTCCAGTGTTACCGTACTCCCGTTCTGGGTAATGCTGTTAATACCCAGCGTCAGCTCTTCTTTCACTAGTCCTGTCGCACTGCCTAAGCCTCCAGTTCTGCTTCCAGATCCTATTGCAACACGCGTAAATTTCAATGTCGTCAATCCCGCGTTGACCTTAGCCTGCAACGCTGCCCCGACATCTGTCATTGTAATTTTATTCCAGTTGGCCATTAATCATTACCTCCTTATATATACCAACACCGACTAATACATGTATATCCTTCTGCGTGATTATCTTTTGTTTCAGATCAAATGTAATTGTCGTTTTTCTTACTAGATTGACATTTCCGCCGAACAAAAAGGTCTGTCTATACAGCCTGTTAAACTGGACATAGTCCAACCAGGACCGTGTATTTTTGTACGCATTGATTAACCGCACCAATTTATTGATGGTTTTTGTTTCATTCATCGGTGCCGTTATACCTGTCACACGGAAATGATATGGTTCACCACTATATTCCGGCCACTCTTCTACTTTCGCTGATTGATATACCGTCGATACAGCTTTCTGCACAGCATATTTTGTACCTTTTATCCTATGCAGCAGGAATGACTGCTTTACCTGTTGCCTTTTGACATCCAAATTCTCCGTATCGTCATATTCATCTACATGCATCTGGACAGCTAAATAATCGATCAGCTTTTCATTCAGACTGTCTATGGCCGGATAAATCAGCAGCAGGTCAGTATTGATTTTTCCCAGTTCTACGTCTGTGACTTGGGCCAAGCTGGTTATAGGCTCCGCATCAATGGATGACGGCAGATGTTTGGCAACCTTGTATTCATCGTCATTCATCTTCACTACCTCCTAAGCCGGCCGTTACCGTACCGGCTTGCGCCACCTGCACATTTGTCAGCTTCGTAAATGTAGGTGATGTTACAATTACACGCTTGACGCCTGTTACGGTCATCACATCGGCGATAAGTCTGGACGGGTTGATATCCCGGCCAATTTTCCCGGACTGCCATAACTTATAGCTGCCTATGGCTGCGGCTACCGCTTCCTGCACTGTAGATTCCGATATGCCCTGGTCAATATAATAGGTCAAGCTTATGTCATAACTGACGGTTTCCGGAGCTTTTACCTGTACCTGATCTGTCAGTGGCCGCACTTTTTCCTTATTTAGGATAGCGCCTACAGTATCTAATACTTCCTGTTCAGGAATTGTGCCCCCTGTCAGCAATGGTCGTATTTCTACGACACCTGCCGACGGACTGTATACCGTTACGTCAATGATTGCACTGTTTGCTGATTTTGCCCAATATTCATAGGCCCCGGTCGGTCCGGCTGTCGAAAATCGCTCCGGCGATTCATGGATTCGTTCGCGGTATGCGTCATCCTCTTCTCGGTCCGCGCCGCCGGCACTGGTTGTTGTATTAGTAATAGATGCCACATAAGCAATAGGATCCACAATATTATTGATTTCTCCCGGCAGGAATCCATTTCCCGCAACTCCTATTGTCTGGCAGGTTGCTTTAACAGTTATCACCGTGTTGCCTGCTAATATCGCCACATCTTCATCCGTAGCAAAATATATACCGCTGGCCGTTGTTACCCGCGTACCACTGGGCACGATAGTTTCTTGCTCACGTACCGCCGACAACGTAATCTGTAATGTCGTCGTAGCTGCAGATGCCGGAATCCGGTCCGTGTCCGAAAATGCCCCCAGTTCATCCAGATTGTCACCCGTTGCATATTTCAGCAGGTTCTGCTTTCCCGTATAGTTCATCTTGTTCAGCAACCGGATAATGAGCTCTGCAATCACCAGCAGAAACAGCCGTGTCGGGTCGCCTGTTGCCAGTGTCCGGCCTGTTATTTCTGTATATTCCGCCAGCACGGCCGCTTTTACAGTCTCCTCATCAGCATTGGCAAATTCAATATTTGGTAAGTCAGATAATTTCATATTGTAATCACCACCTTGGGAATCAATTTTCCAGAAATTTCTCCATCAAATGTAATGTTATCAATAGATACCCTGGGCTCATATCTCCGGATTGCCTGGAATATTTCATTCGTCAAATACGCTTGTGCCTGCATCGTCGGCATATCGATAACTGAACCATCAATGCCAAATTCTCTGTCTAAGGGAATGGTTCCTTTTGTAGTCGCTAATATAGTGCGGACGTTCTGCAATATTTCATTTACATCGTTTTTCGGCGCGATATCAATGATTTCCGAGGCTTTCACCGATACTTCATACTGCATTACAATCCACCTCCAAATAATGTAGTAACTACGTTATACGCTCTGCCAATTTTATTGACATTTGACTCTTCATCCGTATTTTCCAAATCATATTCCTTGAGTTTGACACTGGCCGTAATATACAAGATTTTCCCGTAGGCATTGTAAATAGCTTCTGCTTCTTCTACGCTTTCTAAATACCAGTAGTTCTGCGATACAGGCTTACCGCCAATGATCAGTGGGAACACCATGCCATTATCACGCATTTCTCGAAGCGTCTTTAACTGTCGTTCTGGGGTAGCATTATATTGCGTCATGAGGCGTAACTTGAACGATAGT